TCACCATTTTTCAATTCCCTGAATTCCGAATATTTTCACACTCATTCTGCGAATCATCTCTTTTATCCACCTCGAAGGTGTGTTTTTTCCGCAATTCAATTTTTCAGCGATGTCTTCCAGTGTGAATCCGTCAATGTAGTGCATCTTAAATGCTTCGTACTTGTATTTCTGCCCTTTTTCGGTCAATTCTTTCTTCAGCTGTTCCATCGCCCTGTCGATGTTTGCAATCATCATCGCTGTCTGCAATTTTGACCTTCTGACACTTTCCAGATGCGAATTCTCGCCCCTTAATATACTGTATTCATCTTCTTCCAGTTCTTCGACCTCTGAAATGGCGATTTTCAGATGCTCCTGCATCTCTCTGTACCCTTCCATCAGCATTCTTGTGTTGTACAAGACTTTTTGACGCTCCTGTTTCGCTCTGGCGGCTTCCTGCTCCTGCACTGCTGCTTTGACTGCTGCCTGCACCACCTCCACAATCTTCTCTTCATCCATCGCTGTCACCTTCCCTTTACTTCTTTTTGCGCTTCCTCTGATTCCGCAGATTGCGCAGATGTGCTTGCCTTCTTACCATCGGCAGCTTCTTTCTTCTTCGTTCATTGTTCGGCATTTCCAACTTCATGCGCTGCCACTTATCCAGTCCGCTCATGCTGTCGTAGTATTCCTTTAACCAGTCTCGAATCACTGGCGCAGCCTTCATCATTGCATCTCGAATCGCTTTGAATGCTGCGGTCATGACTGCTGCCGCTTTTTCCACTCTTTTCATCAGCTCTTCCGCTGTAATTCCCATCTTATCGGCGCATTCTGCAAGTGCTTCCTGCATCTCTTTCCATTTCTCTTCGTCCAGTGTTTCCAGAAGCTCCTGAAGGCTTGCTGTGGCTTCTGTTTTTGCCGCTTCCTGCCCTTTTTCCGCTTCCTGTGTGTTTTCCTCTGCCTGCGGCTCTTTTTCGCTTCCTGCGCCTTTTGTGGCTTCGTCCTGCTTTATGTATGCAGTCAGGTCTTCAGCTGCTGCCAAGTCGATGCCGATGTGTCTTCGTTTCTTCTGCCGCTCTATCGTGTATTCTGTCATTTCATCCGGCAGCTTCAGCACTTGTCTGACTTCCTGCCCGCTCTTTCCGATTCCGGTGATGTTCTTCAGCTTCTCTCCTGCTTTTCTGATAACATCCTTCAGTCCCATGTCTTCACCTTCTTCCTTTGTTTTTAGCTGAAAGGCAATTCTTCATCAATGCCATCCGGTATGTTCATGAATCCATCGCCAGCGTCACTGTATGAAGATGCTGCATCCTGCTGCCCTCTCTGCTCTGATGCTTTACTTTCCGTAAATTCGATATTTTCAGCGCAGCACTCTAATGTGTACACCTTGCGACCTTCTTTGTCTGTGTAGCTGCCTTACTGCATTCTTCCTTCCAGAAGGATTCTTGTTCCTTGTTTCAGATACTTCTCTGCGAATTCTCCCAGCTTACCGAATGCCACGCATGGAATGAAGTCTGCATTCTGTTGTCCTTCCTGTCTTCTCACTTTCCTGTCCACCGCCAATGTGAATCTTGCAATCGCCATCGGCTCATTCCCTTGCGAATATCTGACCTCTGGATTCCTTGTCAATCTGCCCATGTAGATATTTTTATTCATCTTTTTTCTTTCCTCCCTTGATACTATCCACTGCTGCCTTTATCACCGCATACACCACGATGACCGCCAGAAGTACCAGTGCTGCTGCCACCATCATCAAAATCACCCACAGGATGAATCCACCTGTCGCTGCAATCGCCTGACGCAGCCATTCTTCCATGTTATACATTCGACCTTCCTCCTTCCTCTGTCACATCCAGTGCTATGTCCAGCCCTCTGCTGATTGCTCTCATTTCCGAATACGATGCCCTGCCCATGAAATTATTCACCCGCTTCTTGTCAATCGTTGTCGGTGCTTCGCACAATGCCACCGATGTCCTTCCGGTGCTTCGTATCTTCACATGTGTCGGCATTTCTTTCTTCGGCTGCGTTGTCAGAAATACCACCGTGACCTCGTTGCTGTATCTGTTGTTCATATCATTCGATACAATCACCGCAGGTCTGTCCTTCTTCATTTCGCTTCCGACCTGCCCCCTGTTGTTGTTTATGTAGTAAATGTCGCCCCTGCGAATTGAATCACGATAGGCAGACATTGTGTACTTTCTTCTGTGGCTCACTGTCATTCCTCCTTGTATTTCTCCTTCAGCTGCGTGGACATCTTCTTCAGCTGCTTGCGAAGTTCTTCATCCTCTGCCACCAGTTTGTCCACCTGCATTCTGGTCGCCACGACATTCTTCTTCGTGCAGCTCTTCATCGCTCTTCCGATTTTTTTCCTGATGGTCTTTCTTTTCTCAATTATCAGGCGCATCGGTCTGTCTGTGATGATGACCGTATAATGTGTGCCGCAACTCTGGCATGTAAAAAAAGTCTCCTGAATATCCTGACCGGAATCATCCTTGTCTATCACCTGATGCTGAAGCAGGTCTTCTCTTTGTTCAATCACTGCTCCGCATTCATTGCATTCAATAGTTTTCATCAGTCCTTCCTCCCTTCGTCCAGATATGTCGCTTCCATGTCTGCCAGATGCAGCTGTACTGCAAGCGGATATTGTCTGAAGGCTTCTGACATCTCTCTGCTGCCGCCACAGGCTGCCTTATCGAATGCACCCATGTGCCAGCGAATTGCCACCATCTCTTCCAGCGTCAATGTCATTCCTGTCTGCTGTATCAGGATGATGCTGCGCTCACTGTGTCCGATGGGCAGTTGAAGGTGTTGATTGTATTTCCACTCTTTTATGTCGCCATCCTCTCCCGCCACCGGAATGTAGTTGTCTATCTTGCAGACATCGTGAAGCAGCGATGCGATGACCGCTGTCTCCCAGCTGCACTTCAGGTCTTTTCTGTCCAGCAGTCTCTTGCACACATTCAGCGAATGCTTCACCAGACCGCCTTCTTCGCATCCGTGGTGCTTTGTGGATGCTGGCGCACTGAAGAAGTCCGTGCTTTCCAGCCATTCCATGAAGTCCCTGAAGTATCTTCTTTTACCTGCCGCCTTCGTTATCAACTCCACGAAGGTGTCGTGTTGCAGCTTCAGCTGCTCTTTATCACTTTGATTCTTTTCCGCAGTCTCTTCGCCTGCTGGTCTGTTATCCTGCATTTGTTGCATTCTCCCTTCCAGTTGTCCGTGCCTGTTCCTCCATAGTGCCTGCATTCGTCACAGTTGAAGCAAGGGACTGCTGCCAGACATTCCTGTCTGGTCAGCTTGTCCGTGCATTCCACGCTGTGCAGGCAGTGGTTACATGCACACCCGCCACACGGTGTGACATAGTCGCTTCTGTTCATCATGCTCCATAATTCAATACCAGCGCAGCTGCGTCCTGTCCCGCTCCGTCTGCTGCATCAGCTCCCGCTTCCTGAATCTGCTCCACAGGTGCTGTACCCATGATACAGAATCCATCTTCCAGTCCGGTGTAGTCTTCCAGCATGTAGATGACTTTTCGCTCCACGATTCTTCCGGTGTTTTTTCCTTCCTTGAATTCCATCATGCGAAGGATGTCCCCTACTTTGTAGCCACGGTCATTCTTGCGCAGTTCAAAATTCTTTCGGCATTCCAGTACATCATCGAAGAAGGTTGCGCCCAGGCGAATGTCATGCACCTTGCACCCGCTCTCATGGTCTGAAGGAAGATTCTGCATCTTCTCTTCCTGCTGCATCTCACGCAGTTTCTTTGCTGTCTCTCTGTCGATGGCATCCTGTTCTTCGTTGTATCTCTGCTCTTCGGTCTTCTCCGCTTCTGCTTTGTTTATGTACTGGTCGCAGCTGGTGCAGGTCGATGTCTTCACATTGCATTCGGAATATCTCTGGCATCCGTAGCAGATGGATGTGATGCTTTCAGGATGCGGTGTCTGGTATTCTTCGCCTGCTGCCGCAGCGTCTTCATCTTCTCCTGCATCCTCTTCAGATTCCTCTGCCGCTTCTTCCTCTCCATCCGGCTCTTCATAGTCTTCAGGATATTTCATCTGTCCTTCCAGCTGCTCCGCTTCCTTCGCTGCCTTCTGTGCATCCTTTGCTTCCTTGACATCCTTCCATGACAGGCTTCCTGTCTCTTTGTATTTTTCCAGCATCTCCTGCTGCCCTTCAGCTGACATTCCGCTGATTTCATAAGCTGCACTGAATGTCAGGCGACCTTCCTTCAGTTCTTCCGTGAATTCAGGAATCAGTCTGCTGTTGATACTCTCAATCTGTGCCACCTTTGTGCCGGATGTATTCAGCATCTGTGCGATTACATCACGAAGCCTTCCGCTGTTCAGGTCATATCCTCCAAGTGTCAGACCTTCCTGCTGCATCTGTGTCAAGCACTCCTTCAGCTGACGCTCTTCTTCCAGAATATCCATCACTGTCTTGTCTCTGTACCCATTTGCCACAATCAGCTGTATGCGCTCTTCCTGTTCTGACGCTGGCTGCTTTATCTGGCAGGTGACAATCTCGAATTCTTCATGTCCACGCTCTACCAGAAGGCTCAATGCTCTCCATCTCTTTTCACCTGCGATGATTCTGTATTCACCCTTGTCACATGGTGCATATACCACCGCCAGATTCTCCATCAGACCGCTTGCCAGAATCTTCTGCGCCAGCTCTTCAATGCCTGTGATTGAATAGAAATTATTCTCATTCGGATATATTTTCTTGATGCTGATGTCTCTTGTGCGGAATCTTGCCTTCGGTGTGTCATCCGCTGCTGCCTTGCTATTTTTGTTTAATGCGTCCATGACGCTCCATCCTGCTGCCATTGTTTATTCCTCCATTTCTTCATCGTTTTCTTCTTTCAGATGAATCCTGATGCCTTCCAGCGTGTCATTCTTCATCTTCGCAATCTCGAAAGCAGCTTCGCTGCCATTCACATTTATGTACTTCCTGATGATTTTCTTCAGGACTTGTGCATCGACATATATCTCGATGGTCTCTGCTGCTTCATCGCATAACTTCCGAAGCTGTCTGTCTGATATTCGCTTCATGGCATCAATCTCTGCGCAGCGTTCCTTGTATGTCGCATCATCCAGATGTGACACCAGCTGTGACAGCAGCTGCTTCGTCTCTTCCTTGTCCTTCTCCATCTTCCTGATGGTCTCTGCCTGCTGCCGGAAGACATCCAGCTGTGCGATGCTGATGGTCGCTGTGCCTTCTATGGTGTCAGATTCTGACATCTTCTGATTCTTCTGCATATTTGCCCTCCTTCATGATTTCGTGGACGATGTTGCGATAGTCCTGTGTGACGATACATCCTTTTGAAAACTTCGGCAGCGGAAGTCTTGCCATCGTTGCCTTCTCTGCAATGATTGACCTTCTGACAGCTGTTGTGAAGCAGTCTGTCTTCTCCTTTAGCCATTCTTCCACCTGAAGCGATGTCTGATTCTTCTGGCGCATTGTCATCAGCACCTTTGTCTTGATGTCCGCATTCAAGCTGCGAAGGTCTTCCACCTGTTCCTGCATGTTCTCGATGGCTTCAATCTCGAATCCTCCAATTTTCACAGGCATGATGACCATGTCTGCTGCCACCAGCACATTTGTCACTGTCATGTCCATCAGCAGACCGCAGTCCACGATGCAGACATCATACACATCCTGCACTTCCGTCATCGCCGCTGCGAATCTGACAATCTGGTCTTCACTCTCATTCAGAAGCAGATTCATATTTGTGCGCATCAGATAACCGTTGCATGGTATGATGTCGATGTGTCCGTATGGTGTGGTCTGTATCAGGTCATTTGTACTGAAATTGCCGCCGACAAGCCTGTGATGCTCTAGCAACTCCGGCAATCCCGCTCCCTCTGGCTCGAAGCTGTCATACAGCATCGACATGTTTCCTTGCTGGTCAGCGTCCACTGCCAGCACTCTCAATCCTTTTTCTTCGCCCATAATGTAGGCGATGGATGCTGCGGTCATCGTCTTCCCGATGCCGCCTTTTTGATTCATTACTGCAATAATCTTCATTGATGTGTTTCCTCCTTCTGGTTTTTATTCTTCCAAACTGCGCAGCTCCTGCTCGAAGTCTCTGATGCAGCCATATACATCGCAGCATTCACATGCTTCCACCAGCCCCATGTCAGGACAGTGATTGCAGTGCTGCATCTCATGCTCCATGATTTCCCTTCGCAGCTCTTCGATTCGTTCCTTTTTTTCATCCTTCAGGATGATGGTGTAGTACAGATTCATCTGCAAGTCGCTGAAGCTGTACTGCGGTGTCTGTTCCGGCTGAAGTGGCTGCATCAATCCCAACTCCCGCCACTTTTTGTGCTTTATCTCCGGCACTGCCTGAAATCGCTCCACTATGTCCTGAAGGCAGATGGTGCTGTCAGCGTGTTGCAAATTCGCCTGATAGCCCATGTATAGTGTCTGCTCTCCCTTCTTGATGTGAAGCAGATTCGCTCCTGTTAGCGTCTGAAGGTATTCTTCCAGTGTTATCATAAAGCCTTCACCTTCCCTTCCTTTAGGATGGACAGATTCGGATGCTGCATCTGATTTTCTCCCGCTCCGGTATCAATCGCCTTCAGTTCGCAGTATTCCTTCAGGATGTTGATTGCTTCCTCTGCTCCATAACACACCACGCAATAGTGTCCTGCTGCCGCCAGTGCCTTCAGCATCGTCTTCTGGCTCTCTTCCAGTCTTCCCTTGTTGTACTTCATTTCGATGTACAGTCCGATGTAGTTGCCTTTTTTCACCGGAAGATGCAGGTCTGGAATTCCTGCGACCACTCCCATCTGTTTCAGTTTCACTGCTTCCGCTCTGTTCCTGCTGCCGCCATTCGGACAGTGATGAAGCAGTGCAAGCTCTGGATGCAGATTCCTCTGCCATGATGCCCAGCTGACCACATTTATCTGCTCTGTGTCTTCGCTGCGCAGTGCATACTTCATATTCATCGCCTGCTCACCTCTTCCAGAATCTTCATGTCGTGCATGACATCGCCAGTCAGTCCCATGCGCATCATCTTCGAGAATGCTGCATACTCTTCCGCACCTGTCTCTCTGATGATGTACTGCTTCAGGATGTTCTTTGAATCCAGATACATCCTTCTGACTTCCTCCTTGTGATTCATCAGGATGTCCTTCGTGCGTTCTACTACCGCAATCCAGTATGGGCTGTTCTCTCTGATACCCTTACTTCGCATGGTTTTCACCACGCAATCGACCGCATACATCTCTGCCGCTGTCACTGGCATCTCCATGTGCAGCTGTCCCTCGTCCACAATCAGGCAGCTGTGCTTTGTTCTTCTCTTCTTCATCTTCCTTCCTCCTTTGCTTTCAATCTCTCCATAGCTGCCGCAGTCTCTGTCTTCAGTTCCTGCGCTCTTGCCATGATTTCCTCGTTGTATGAATACCAGTGGATGTCATTCGCCCACAGGTGCTTCTTTGCCCCTGACAGTCCGTAGTTGTATGCTGCCAGTACATCTGCCATCTTGTACGGTGTGTCACCGATGGTGTCCTGAAGTTCTGCAAGGAAGTCCACACCGACCACGATATTCTGAAATGGATTCGTCAGGTCTTCACATCCCAGACGCTCCATCCGGTCGCTGTGCCACTTCTCTGACACCTGCATCAGACCAATGCTCCCGCCACCGTCTCCCTTCGCTGTCCACACGCAGCTGCTTTCCTTCTCAATCAGGGCAAATACTACTTCATAATCGACACCCGCATTCTTGCAGACGATGTATGTATAGACCTGCGCAATCACAGGGAAACTGCCGCCCGCCGCCTTGCATTCCTCTGATATTTCGTGGTAGTAGAAGCCTTCCACATCATCACACCCCCAATCCTGCGACATCATATTCCACGGATATTCATATACACCGTACAGCTCACAGCCATACACATCCTGCTCTGTGATGACCAGCTGCATCTCTTCCGGCAGCTGCTCCGTTGTTCCTTCGGTCTCCTGCTGCCAGATGTCACCTGTGGTCTGTGTCGCTGCTTCCGTGACCTTCTTGTCATCTTTTGCACAGCTTGCCAGTGCCATTGATACTGCCAGTAGAATCACCATCAGAATCGCCGCCACTGCTGCCACCTTGATTCTTCGGATGCGCTGTCTTCTTTTGCGCAGTTCTCTTCTTCGCTTCAACTCTCTTCTTCGGCTTCTGATTGCCTTTAGCTCTGCTGTGCGTTCCATCTCGTTGTCTTGCATCTGTTTCTTCCTCCTTCGGCTTCCACATCCTTGCGTAGATGTAGAATCTGCCATTGAAATCGTTGTACTTGATGCGTCCTTCCGTGAAGTTGTACCCCTGCGCTCCGTACCACTTTTTCAGCAGCTCCGGCAGTGCATTTTCATTTCTCACGACTGTGTCCACATCTTTTGCTTTTATCTTGTAGTGTGTCACCTTCTCTTGTGGCTGTCTCAATCCCTTTGAAGGTGTCCATCGCTTCTGACCTTTGCCCTTGTCCTTCTTGCTTCCCTTGTCTTCAGGTGACTTCGTGATGTATCTTGCCATCGCTGTCAGTCCATCCTTGTCCTTCTGAAGCCTTCGGACTTCGTTTCTGCGTCCAGCTGTCCACAGGCTTTCCACTATGTCCATCTCCATGTCTCCATCCAGCACGATGTGATGATGCCATCTTCCTCTCTTGCTGCACTCTGTTGTATAGACATATCTGGCATTCGGAAGCTCACGCTTTTTTCTGTGGTAGTTTAGCCTTTTTATGTACCGCTGCATGTTCTGCTGTGCCTGCTCCATTGTCTCCGGCATCTGTTCGTCTGTATATGTGAAGGTCGCCCAGATGTCACGGTCTGTGAAGTTCTCATTGATTACACGCACACACTGCTTCCAGCTGTTCTTCTCATTCAGATTGCGCTGTGCCTGTCTCTGTTTCTTCCTTCTGGCTTCATCAGGAATCAGCTGTCTTTGTCCCTTTGTGAATTCTGGATATATTTCAACTTCCAGCTGTTCCCCCGCTCGTATCTCCTTTGTGGCATACACCTGACGCTTTCCACTCTTCAGAAGTTCCAGCATCTGATGCTCTGCAAGGATGTCTATGTCCTGCTCGTATGTACTCTCATAGTCATACTTCTCATAGACATTCTTCTTCCTTCTTCTCTTTTCCATCTCTTCCTGTCCACTCCCTTGCATATCACTCCTTCGGAATGATATTCCGTGAAGTGTTAGTATCAATTACAAGGGCGGGAATGCACCTACAAGGTGCGCAGTCATTGACTTTCCTTGCAGTCCGTGGTACAATAATTGTGATGTGTTTCGGACTTCAAGGGAAGTCATCAGACATCGGCAGCCGCCAAGCATTGCCGATGTCTTTTCTTTTGTCCCGCTCCCTATTCTTCTTTCCAGATAGCATTCGCTTCTTCTTTGCATCCCCTCTCCATGTAGTAGTCATACAAGAATTCACGCTGTGCCTTTGTATATTCTTTGACCGTGCTTCTTGTCGGGAATGCGATTCCTTGCGATGGATTGTGAAGAAGCACCCAGCCCTTCTGCTGTACAAGCCAGTCGCCTTCTTCGTCTGTTTCTTCGTACACTTCGGGATAGTGTTCTTCCACATACTTCATCGCCCACGACTGATGCTCTCCCCATTCCACAGCGTAGAATGTGCCATCCGGCGCAAGCCATCCATAATCTTCTGTCGTGTGTTCTTCTTCATCCATCATCCTTTTTATGAATGAATCCAGCATTGATGGCTTTTCCTTTTTCACCTGCTGCCCTGTTTCTTCCAGTACCGCATCCCTCTCATACGAAGGCACATGCTCCATCGCTACCGCATACCACTCCTGCATCTTGTGAAGCTCTTCTTCCATCTCCTTCAGCTTCTTCGCCTTTCTGGTGTACATTTCAAATATGCGGAAGCTGCCGCTGATTTTCGGCTCTTCTCCTGCATCGTATGCTGTCATGCAGAATGTGCCATCTGCTGTGTTTCCCTTGAATTCTGCTCTGCCCAGAATCACATCTTCTGCATATCTCTTCAGCTGCTCTTCCGGCATATCTGTGCCGCCCATGCAAGACAGAAGGATTTCCATTGCATTTTCATATCCTTTAGCTTCCAGATAGAACTGCTCACGCACCAGCTGTGTGATAAATTCGCCAGTGACACCGAATGTCAGCGTCCTACATTCCACTCTTCCTTCGCTCATTGTCCTTCCTCCTCGACTTCTCCTTTGATGATTTTTCTGAAGATACTTTCAAAGATAGGCACTGCGATGCTGTTTCCAGCCTGTTTGTACAGTGACATGTAGTATCTGCCCACACGCTTCTGCACCGCCTTTGCTCTTTCAAATTCTTCATCTGTATAGCCCTGCAATCGCCAGCATTCCCTTTCTGTCAGGTATCTGTACCGCCCGCCACCGCAGTCAATCACTTGCGCTGGTGTCCTGTCCATTCGTGTCGTGATTGTGAATGCACAGTCTTTGATGACAGTCGCTCTCTTGATGCCTGTGTGACCGATGACATTGTACACAGAAGGTTGTGTCACATCGTACACTTCCGGCACTGTGTCATTGTCTTCAAGGAATTCCTTAATGTCTCGCATCGGTGTGCGAATCAGGTCATCGAAGCTGAACTTTTCGCCACCCAGCACTGACACTGTGAATACTCTTTCCCTTGCCTGCGGCAGTCCGAATTCCCTTGCGTCCAGTACCTCGTAGCTGTTTGTGTAGCCCATGCGCTCCATCTCCTTTTGATACCTGATGAAATTCGCAATCATGTGCTTGCTGGTGACATTCTTTACATTTTCCCAGATGACATACTTTGGCTTCCACTCTCCCATTTGTTCAATAATATGTATGGTCTCCCACATCAGGCTGCTTCGTGTTTCGCTTCCTTCGTCAGCACCTCGCTGCTGTCCAGCGATGCTGAAGTCTTGACATGGGCTTCCGTGTACTAAAATATCTGGCTTCAGATTCCATCCCACCACTGACTGTGTCCTGTACCCTGCTTCATCTCTGAACATGGAATTGTATGACCTGACAGCTTTTTCATCTATTTCCACATAGTCGATTGCCTTTGTCTCAATCCCCAGATTTCGCAGTGCGCATCGTGGGCTTCCTATTCCTCCGAATAGTTCCAGAATCTGCACTGGTTTGTCCTGCATCATTTCTTTTCCTCCTTCTGGCGGCGGTCTTGTCTTTGGCATCCGCTCCACCTGCTTTCTGGCGATGTCCACCGTGTTGCACCTTTTCACATTAAAAAGCTGCGAAAAACTTGTTGACCGTCTGTGCATCTTTCTGGCAGGATGCACCCGCCGCCATGTTTTCACGGTGTCCTGACTTTGTCTGTCGGCTTGCCATCGTCAGTGAACATGTTGCCATCATGTCCAGACAGGGCTGCTACCCTGTTTCGGCTTATATGTTGAATGTGTATTCCCATGCGGTCTTGATACTTTTCCTCTGGATGTTTTTATTGTATATGTACGCTTTGCACTGGAAGAATGCTTCGGAATGGTCGAAGCTCTCTTGTACCTCTTCTTCCTTCAGCTCGACTTCAAACACAATCACCTTCTTGATTCCCCTGATTGCAAGGAATTTGCAGGCATCAGCTGCTGCCTTGCACAGATACACGCAGCCATCCATTCCCTTCTTGATGCGCCCGCTCGCTGCAATCTTTTCTGCACATTCCGGTGTTGTTGCATGATAGAATGTCATCCCGCCACCTCCTTCTATATCTCCATTCGTTTCAATATCCAGTCCACAAACTTATTCAGAAATGTGATGCGCTCTGTCAGCTCCGTCATGACCGCTGCCAGACCTATGAATCCGAATAGAAATGCCATGTATATCAGTAAAATTATCATGTCTTCCATGTTCCACCTCCATCAATAACAGGCATCGCCATGCGGTGCTGTGGTCATCACGGTCTTCCTGATTCCGTCCTTGTCTTCCCATACCTCTTCTATGCTGTTGTCTGCATAGTACACGGTGTCCACTTTCTTCCATTGTCTCGCTTCATCTGCTTCTTGAAGTCTTTTTTCCTCTGCCTTCTGAAGTTCCTTCAGTCTCTCAAATTCCACCTTCGTCAGACTGGCACATGGCTCACTCATGCAATAGTCACTGATGTAGAATCCGGTGAATGTTCTCTTGTGACCTGACTGCTGCCATCCTGATGTGACCTTCTCTGCGTACTCCATTAGCTTTGCATCATCCGTGATTGCTCCGAATCCTCTTCGCATGTACTTGAATTCATCTGCGCTGTATGCTGGCTTTCCGTTTACATAGCCATATACTCTTGCTTCTGCCATCTTCCCGCACCTCCTACATCTCGCCGATTGATTCCATGACTTCATCAATCGTGTCCACATGTTCTTCCAGTTGCCCTGCGTTGCTCTCCATCTGTTCGCCACGCTCACTGTACTTGATGCCCTCCGGCAAGTTGTCGTATGCTTCCTGCTCTTCTTCCATTACTTCTTCAATGATTGCCTTCGCTTCTTCCAGAAGCTGTGCGGCTGTTTCCAGCCGCTTTCTTCTCTGATTATTCATCCTTATACCTCCATGTACTTCTGAAGCATTGTGTCCAGTTCCTTGCACCTGTTCGCTCTTTCCTGTGCATCGTTCCATCTCTGTGCGAAGTCCTTTGCATCTTCGCCATTCATCACTGCGTATGCCATACTGGATGCCGCATTGATTGCTTTTTCTTCTGACATCGCCTGCTGAATTCGTACCAGTTCAATCAGGTCTTCTGCTTGTCCGTGTGTCATCCGCAGCTTCAGGCATTCCTTCCTGCGCTCTGTCAGCTCTTCCTGCATCTCCTTCATGTCAGCCTTCGCTGTGTTCAGGTCGATGTCCTTCTGTTCCAGCTGATGCTCTGCTGCTGCCAGCTTCTGCTGCGCCGATTCCGTTCTCTGCTTCCAGCTGTACATCGCATCGTCTCTGATGTTATCCTCTGCCAGTTCCAGCACACCTTCCATCGCTGCTGCCAGATAGCTGTCTGCTCCAAGTCCTTCGATAATCGCCTGAATTTTTTTGATTGCCTGTCTTTCCTGTTCTTTTGTTGCCAT